TCGGGGTAAGGGTTGTAGGGAGAGATCACTCAGAACTCCTCGTCGTAGTTGAAGGGGCGCGGTGCGTACTCGTTGGTCTTGCGACCGACGTGCGTGCACAGCGGTTGTTTGCAGTCGGAAGCACGACCTTCGTAGGTGTAGTTCTTCCAGTGATGCCACTCAGCTCCATCGAAGCCGCAGTCCACGCAGACCGCGTCTTCGTCGAAGTAGTGACCGCGGGCTTCGGTCATCGCAAGTCCTCCAGTGGGTACTGCATCCAGCCCCGTGTATAGATGGTTCCGGTGATCGACCCGAACATGAACCGAGCGATCTGGACCGTCAACATCGAGCACAGAAACGCGGCGACAGAGGCCATCGTTCCAATCAACGTACCCCAATGAACGACGAGGTTCAACACGAGGAACGAAACGTGCAGCACATTGCACGCAGCCCCACTACCTAACACTCGAAGTCGTGTGCGTGGCGGCAGCATGCACAGCAGCACGTACTCAAACAAAACGTTGAGCAGTGCGAAGATGAAAACCGCGCTGATCACGGCCACACCGCCACGGTGATTGCGAGCGCAACGATGCCGATCAACGTCACGACGATCGGCGTCCAGAACGGTCGCGGGTCAGGGCGACGACGCCCCGTCCGATGTTCGAGGCCCGAAGGCCACGTGTCTTCGAACTCACGCATGTTCGCGCTCCTCTGCGAGCCAAGCCGCGAAGCTCAGCACCTTCACGCTCTGCCCGCTGCGCTGTGCCTCTTCGCGCGCACGCGCGAGGTAGTCGCGGTAGTCGCGCTGCAGCGGGCTGGGCGTGGGCACGGCCACGCTGCGCACCTTCGTGCCGTTCGCGGCGGCGCGTGCACGCGCTTCCAGCGTGCCCTTGAGCTGCGCCACTTCCAGGCGCAGGGCTTCGTTCTCGCGCAGCGCCACATCCAGGCGCTGCTGCAGTTCGAGCTTGGTGACAGTCATCGTGTTCTCCTAACGCGCCACATCAGCGCACAAAGCACGAAGAGCCGCCCGGCAAGCCGGGCGGTGCTCGAATCACTTGGCGGTGGCCAGCTTGCGCTGACGGGCGGGCGCAGCCGGCTCGACGGGCTCGGCCTGCAGCTGCTTGGCCATCAGCGCCATGCGGCGGGCACGCAGCTCGTCGGCCTTGGCCACGTAGCCAGCCTTGGCGCCCTGCGCCAGGTGCGACGTACCGAGGGCCGTGCCCTGCACCGCATACGCGGCACCCTTGCCGAGGTACGAACCGATGGTGAACAGCGCGGACTTGTTGGCGGACATAGGAATCTCCTGGTTGATGAGCGACATGCTCAAAGAACACAGAGAGCCGAGCGGCTTGCCGCTCGGAACAAGCAACGATCGACCACAGCCAGGGAGCGAAGAGACTCCTTTCCAGGCCACCGAAAACCGAATCCGAAGTGGGGGTGGCAGTGGGCGAGGGGTGAGGGAGGGTCCGCAGCCTCGTCCCTCAAAAATTTTTGCGACGCCCTCCGTCCAAAGTACGCCAAACCAAACAGTTAGCATTCAATCGCCTCTACACTTCGCCCGCACAGGAGCCGAGCCATGCCCTTCATCCACCGCATCAAGCCCGACGAGACGATGTGGCCCCGCCGCGGGCTCTTCCTCTGCCCCGAGATCCACGCCTACTACCTGGTCATCTGGTTCCGTCTGCCCTGGTCCGAGATCCAGTCGTTCGATTTCGGCACCTGGCACAAGGTCGGCACGCCCGCCGCCTGGTTGCGCATCGGTTACGACCGCCTGGGCGGGTTCCAGGTGCACTGGGGCACCACCGTAGCGCCGCAGTAGCGCACTCTCTACGCTCTTGCATAGAATCGCCGCCCATGGCAAGGGTGCGAACAGTCGGAGATACAAAGCTGCGCGAGCGCACGAAGGTGCAGCGCATCACGCAGCAGGCTCGCAAGGGCAAGGACACGTCCCAGATGGACGGGTGCCGCGCTGTCTCACCCGACAAGCCGCTGACGGACAAGCAGAAGGCGTTCGTGAAGGCGCTGGCGATGGGCGAGCCTCGCTTGAACGCCATGAAGCGAGCGGGCATGAGCCTGAGCAACCCGGCGTACGCCGCTCGGCTCGTGGCCATGCCGAACATCCAGCGTGCGCTGGCCATTGAGCGCGAGGCCAACGCCCGTGCCTCCGAGCTGACTCGCCGCGATGTGATCGAGATGCACAAGGAGGCCTACGACATGGCCAAGCTCATGTCGGAGCCATCGTCCATGGTCGCCGCCGCCCGCGAGATCGGGAAGATGTGCGGCTTCTACGAGCCGCAGAAGATCGACATCACTCACTCTCTGGCGGGCAAGCAGAAGGTGGAGCAGCTCAGCGACGACGAGCTGTTCAGGCTGATCGAGGAGGCTTCCGATGAAGTCCAAGCCCTCACCGACCAGTCCTGACACCGCCAAACTGCGCCTGGAGGCCCTGCAGCGCGAGGCTGCGCGCCGCCGCCTGCTGCCGTTCATCCAGCGCTTCAACCCGAAGTACGACGCCGGGTGGGTGCACAAGGACATCTGCCGGCGCCTGGAGCGCTTCAGCCGGGACGTGGAGGCGGGCAAGAGCCCACGCCTGATGCTGCTGATGCCTCCACGGCACGGTAAGGCGCTGGCCGTCGGCACGCCGGTACCCACCCCGGCTGGGTGGACGACCATCGAGGCTCTGCGCGCAGGCGACTGGGTCTTCGGACGTGACGGCACCCCCACCAGGGTCGTTGCCGTCTCGCCGATCTGGAAAGACCGCCCGCTGTACGAGGTCGTCTCGGACGACGGTGCCTCCGTCCTGGCTGACGCAGAGCACGAATGGACTGTGCGCCTGTGCCGCAAGCGCCCCATCTACAAGACGAAGACCACGAAGCAGCTTGCTGAGCGCGACAGCCCGCGGAATCCCGCGCTGATGACCTACGACGCGGCTCGCTATCCTGCCGCAGCTCTGCCTATCCACCCCTATGTCCTTGGCGCCTGGCTGGGCGACGGAACTTCTCGGCACGCCACGTTGACTCGGGGTGCGCAGGACATTGAGTTCATGCGCGCTGAGATCGAACGATGCAGCCATCCGACTACTGATCGCAGCACTGCGGGCACGTTTGGCATCAGCGGCATGCAGACAACGCTTGGCGACCTGGGTCTGCTGCGGAACAAGCACATCCCGCTGATCTACCGCACAGCCTCGGCCGAACAGCGCCTTGCGCTGTTGCAGGGCCTGATCGACACGGACGGGTACGTCGCCCCTGACGGTCAGGTGGAGTTCTGCTCGGTGAACGAGCAGCTCGCTCGCCACACCCTTGAGTTGGTGCGCTCGTTGGGTGTCAAGGCGTCGCTGATCTGCGGCGACGCTACCCTGAATGGCGAGTTCGTCAGCCGGAAATACCGGGTCATGTTCTACATGGCCGGCGCCGCGCGTCTTCCACGCAAGGCGGCGCGCTGCCGCAACAACGAACGCACGCCGCACCGCTTCCTGACGTTCAAGCCGGCGGGGCAGGGCGATACGATGTGCATCCAGGTCGAGGCCGAAGACCATCAGTTTCTGGTCGGTCACGGCTACCTGCTGACCCACAACAGCGAGATCGCCTCACGCAACTTCCCCGCCTGGCACTTGGGGCAGTACCCAGACCACGAGCTGATCGCCTGCTCCTACAACCTGGCGCTGGCGATGACGTTCAGCCGCAAAGTGAAGCAGATCATTGACGATCCGCTGTACCAGACGGTGTTCCCGACGCGCCTGGACCCGGACAACCAGTCGACCGAGGCCTGGATGCTGCAGGGTGCGCGCGGCGGCTACGTCGCCGCCGGTATCGGCGGCCCGATCACGGGCCGCGGCGCGCACGTGCTGCTGATCGACGACCCGGTGAAGAACGCGGAGGAGGCAGACAGCCCCGACATCCGCGAGAAGATCTGGGAGTGGTATCTGTCCACGGCCTACAGTCGCTTGGCCCCGGGCGGTGGTGTGCTGATCATCCAGACGTGGTGGCACGACGACGACCTGGCGGGCCGGTTGCAGAGCCTGATGAAGAACGTCGACGGGGCCGACGCGGACTTCGTGGATCAGTTCGAGGTGGTGAAGTACCCGGCCATCGCCGAGGCGGATGAGTACCTGAACCTGCAGACGGAGCAGATCGAGTACGACCTCCCCAACCCGGACCTGGCTCTGTACGAGCGTCTGCGTGCGAAGGGCGAAGCGCTGCACCCGGCGCGCTACGACCTCATCAAGCTGCTGAGGATCAAGGCGCAGAACCGCGGCGGCCGGTGGTGGAGCGCGCTCTACCAGCAGAACCCGGTGCCCGACGATGGTGGGTACTTCGAGCGGAGCCAGTTCCGGCCCAGTCCGTCGATCCCGCGGAAGCTGGACGCCTACGTCTACATCGCGTTCGACTTCGCGATCAGCGAGAAGAAGCAGAACGACTACACGGTGGGTACGGTGGGCATGCAGGATGCGGACGACATGCTGCACATCGTGGACCAGGTCCGGTTCAAGAGCGGCGATGCGTTCCACATCGTCGAGGCGATCCTGAATCTGGCCTCGAAGTGGCACAATCCGTCGCTGGTGTTGGGCTTCGAAGATGGTCAGATCTACCGATCGATCGAAGCTCTACTGAAGAAACGGATGCGCGAGCGGTCGTTTTACCCGCCGATCACGGTGCTGAAGCCCATCACGGACAAGATGGCCCGAGCGCGGGTTCTCCAGGGGCGGATGCAGCAGGGGACGGTGTACTTCGACGCCCGCGCACCCTGGTACGAACAGATGAAGCTCGAAATGCTGCGCTTTCCTGCCGGTGTGCACGATGACCAGGTCGACTCGCTCGCCTGGTTGGCGCAGCTCGTCGTGGGCCGCCAGCCGCCGGCCAAGCCGAAGCCCAACCAGATGAAGTCCTGGCGCGACCGCCTCAGTGGTGGAGCCGGGGTGGAGCTGACCCACATGGCAGCGTGAGCACCGAGCAGACGTTCGAGCCACAGGTGGGCGTGGATGCCCACCCCGGGCTGGTCATCACGGCCGTCCGGTATCTGCCGTGCGGCTGCGCCTACGAGCGCCGGATCACGTTCTGCGAGCCGTTGCCGCCGGGCTGGTCCGTCGACGCGGCCCGGTCCCTGGGCATGGCCATGCGCCTGGCGCGGATGGCCCACGAGTGCCCGCTGAACAAGCCGAAGGAGACGCCGTGAGCTGCCCCCAGTTTGTCGCCGCCACGCTCGGAGTGCGCGCCGCCGCGCACCTGATGCACCTGAGCACCCGCTCCTACGCCCACCACGTGGCCCTGGGCGACTTCTACGAGGCCTTGGACGGCTTCGCGGACACCTACGCCGAGGTCTACATGGGCCTGGAGAAGCGCCAGGACACGTGGCCACGGGTCTCCCTGCCGGCCGCCAGCGGCCCGGTCGAGCTGGTCGGCGACTACCTGGAGTTGGTCCAGGACGAGCAGAAGGAAGACCACGGCAGCGAGGCGCTGAAGAACATCCTGGCGTCGCTCGAAGAGCTGACAGCGCGCACCCTCTACAAGCTGAAGAACCTGTCGTGAGGACACGCCATGCCGGTCAACGCTGACGTCGCCAACAAGACCTGGGCCCGCTACGCGTGGGCCCGGGACAACGGGCACTACGAGTTCGTGCTGAAGGCCGACAAGTGCGACCGCTTCGTGCGCGGCGACCAGTGGGAGGCGGCCGACAAGGCGGACCTGAAGCGCCGCAAGATCCCGGCGCAGACGATCAACAAGATGCTGTCGACGCTGGCCAACGTGATGGGCGAACAGATTCGCAACCGCACGGAGATCAGCTACCGGCCGATGGGCCGCTCGAAGGCCGAGACCGCCGACATCCTCACGCGGACCTTCAAGCACGTCAGCCAGAACAACCAGCTGGACTGGTTGCGCAGCGACATGTTCGCCGACGGGATCATCCGCAGCCGCGGCTTCCTCGATGTGCGCCTGGACTACAACGACCACGCGCAGGGTGAGGTACGGGTCACGAAGCTGAACTCGAAGAACGTGGTCGTCGACCCGGATGCCGAGGACTACGACCCCGACACCTGGTCGGACGTGATGATCACGAAGTGGCTCACGGCTGACGACATCGCGGTGCTGTACAGCAAGGAGGACGC